TGCAGGCCGCGCTCAAGCGTGCTGCAGCGCAGGTGCCGTATGCACTAAGCACAGCTATCAATAAAACTCTGGAACAAGCCCGCAGTGAAGTGCGCACCGAAGCAGCCCGCGTGTTTGACCGGCCCACACCCTGGGTGCTCAACAGCGTGCGCGTCAAGTATGCTACCAAAGCCAAACCAGAGGGCACGCTCGCATTCAAAGACAAAAACAGTGTTGAATCATCACGCACCATGATCGAGCCGCACGTGTACACCGGGCATCGTCATTACAAAGCGTTTGAGGCAAGGCTGCAACGCATCGGCCTTTTGCCTGCGGGTTACAACGCCGTGCCAGGTGCGGCTGCCAAGCTTGACGCATACGGCAACATGAGCCAAGGCCAGATCAGCCAGTTGCTCAACGTGCTGGGTGCATACACTGAGGCTGGCTTCAACAAAGCCAACATCAACACCATCAAGCGGCTGGCCAAAGGCAACGCCAAAAAGAACGTCTACGGTTTTGTCTACTGGGTCAACCCGGTGGGCGGCACCAAAGCCAAGCATCTGCTGCCCGGCGTCTACCAGCGCGTGACAACAGCATTCGGTAGCAGCCTTCGCCCTGTGCTGATCTTTGTCAAGCAGGCGCAATACAAACGCACGCTCGACTTCTACGGCAAAGCCACCGCGTCGGTCAATCGCCACTTTTCTGGCTACTTCAACGCAGCTTTCGACAAAGCCCTCAAAACCGCGCTGCTGAAAGACCAGGGGGAACTGCTATGACCGGCGTCCACCCCCCCATGCAAGGTACTTCCAGCGTCCCTCCGCCCGAGGGTAATTCGAACCGCGTGAAAACGCTAGCTGCCAACTTTGGTAAATGGTGAACGGTGAAGTAATTAAATATGAATGGTGAACGATTGATAGCAAATGCCAATGATGTGAACGCTAAGCCAATGTCTCAGGCAGCCATTGGCCGGGCGCTTGGGTTGGCGCCCAGCACCATGACCAAGCACAAGGCCGCAGGCATGCCCATGGATTCAGTGGAATCGGCCCGCGCCTGGCACAAAGCGCACACCAACATTGCCCAACGCAAGCCCGCATCCCGTGCCATGCTGCCCGGTGCCCCGCTGGCTTCGCCAATGTCTGTGCCTGCCGTGGCGCCAATGCTTTTGGATGCTGCGGCGCCAGTGCTACCGCCGCCTGCCGCCCGCGTGGACTATGGCCGCGTCGGTGGTGATGACTTCCACGCCATGATTCGCGCCAATGAGGAGCGGCCTGATGGCTCGGCCTTTGGCGAAGACTTTGACGCCGCCCGCACCCGCGAGAAGATCGCCACCGCCAACCTGGCCGAGATTGAAGAAGCCGCTTTGCGGGGTGTCTACCTGGTCAAAGCAGACTTCGAGCTCCACCTCTTCAACGCCGGCCGCATGCTGCGCGACACCCTGACCAACTGCGCCCGGCGCATCGGCGCCGAGGTGTCTGGCCTGGCCACTGCCGAGGAATGCGAAGCCGTGATTGACCGCGAACACCGCGCCGCCCTGGCCAGCTTCGCGCAGCAGCTTCGCCACACCCTGAAGATTGAAACCGAAAACAGCGCGCCCACGGTATGACCCCGCACCCCCTCGAAGCCCTGGCCAACAGCGTCGAGCCCGACCCCGACCTGCCGGTGGACGTGTGGGCGGACACCTACCAGGTCATCCCCAAGGACTCGGGCGCCAACGAATACGGCAAGTTCCGAACCAGCCGCACGCCGCACGCCCGCATGGTCATGCAAGCCCTGAGCGACCACCACCCGTGCAAGCGCGTCGTGCTGATGGGTGCCAGCCAGATGCTCAAGACCCAGACCGGCCTCAACTGGCTGATGGCCAGCATCCACCAAAGCCCGGCCAACTTCCTGTGGATTCTGCCCACCGGCAAACTCGCCAAACGGGCCAGCACCCGCATCGCCAAAAACATCGCCGCCGTGCCCGAGGTGGCCGAGCGCGTAGCCGCCCCGCGCAGCCGTGACAGCGTCAACACCCTCGACACCAAAGAGTACATCGGTGGCAGCCTGTTCATCGTCACCGCCGGTGCTGCTGCCAACCTTTCCGAAGTCCCGGCACGCCGCGTGCTGTTTGACGAAGTGGACCGCGCCGAACTGAACGTCAACGGCGAGGGCGACCCCGTGGCCCTGGCCGAAGCCCGCCAGACCACCTTTGAGCGCAACCGCAAAAGCTACTTTCCCAGCTCGCCGACCATCAAAGACGAAAGCATTGTCGAGCGACTCTACCTGCGCGGCACCCAGCGCCAGGCCCTGGCCGAATGCCTGCACTGCGGCGAGCTCCAGCCGCTTGACTTTGACCGCCTGATCGCCACCGAAGACGGGCAGGGCGCCCTGTACCCCTGCATGCACTGCGGAGCCGTCCATACCGAATCCGACAAGCCCCGCATGTTCGCCAAGGGCGCCTGGTCCGAAGGCGTTGGCAATGGCGACGGCGAAACCGAGAGCTTCACCATCTCCGGCATGTTCCTGCCCTACGGCTGGCTGCCCTGGATCGCGCTGCTGCGCGAGTACAAAAAAGCCAAGGCCAAATTGGATGAGGGCAGCGAAGAGGCCATGATCGCCTTCTACAACACCCGCCTAGCCAAAAGCTGGGAGCGGCAAAAAGAGCAAACCAAGGCCGAAGAGCTAATGCAGCGCGCTGAACCCTACAAACTCGGCACCGTGCCGGTGGGCGGTGTGGTGCTGACCGCTGCGGTAGACACCCAGGCCGACCGGCTAGAGCTACTTGTTAAAGCCTGGGGCCGTGGCTTGGAAAGTTGGGTGATTGACTACCAGGTGATCCGTGGCGACCCCGCCGACCTGCAAACCTGGGCGCGGCTTGATGCCCTGCTGCAAACCCGCTACCCCCACGCCTATGGCCAGACCCTGCCGATCCGCGCCGCCTTTGTGGACTCGGGCGGCAGCGCCACACAGGAGGTCTACAACTACACCCGCACCAAACGCCACCGCCACATTTACAGCATCAAGGGTGCCAGCCGTCCTGGGCGTCCGATTCTCAGCAGCAAGCCCAGCACCGTCGAAGTGCGCTGGAATGGCCGGGTGGAGCCGCACGGCGCCCAGCTCTGGTTTGTCGGTACCGACACCGCCAAAGACTACCTGGCCAATCGGTGGCGCGTCAGCCAGGGCGTGGGTCAAATCCACTTCAGCAGCGATTTGCCCGAGGACTTTTACCGCCAGATTACCGCCGAATACCGCGTGACCCTGTGGAAACATGGCCACCGCGTCAGCCGCTGGGAGAAAAAGCAGGCCGACCGCAATGAAGTGCTTGACCTGATGGTCTACAACACCGCCGCCGCGCATTACCTGGGCCTGCACAAACTCACCGATGCGCACTGGGACAAGATGTGTGCCGCGCTGAACCCCGACCAAATCAACCTGTTCGCCACCGATGCCGCTTCTCCGGAGAGGCAGGAAATACAAGACAAACCATCCTTTAGCCATCAAGAAACAAGCGCCACAAGCTACATAAAAGAGAGCGCACTGCCGCCCACTATCCAAACCAGACCCGCGCCCGCAACCATCCACCGTATCGCCCCCGCCCGCAACCCCCGCACCGGCAGCAGCTGGGCGAAAAAATGGTAAATCCTATGGCCGACATCATCGACGACCTGCTGACCCGCTTTACCAAATACGTGCCCGACCTGCCGCTGGAGGTGCGCCTGAAGATCGAGGCCGAAAGCCGCCACATCTGGGGCGGCAGCACCATCGAGAAAACCACCTATGTCGAAAAAGGCATTTGCGGCTACGGCAAGGAAACCCGCGCCATGCTCGTCAGCATGGGCCTGCAGCAGCGCAAGCCGCTGCGCCAGATCACCAGCGACATAGGTGCCCACCCAAGCACCGTGTTTCGCATGCTCAACCGCAAAACCCCGTGCAAGTAGCCCGCCTGTGGCAGTTTCCCCCTAAAAAATTCGCGGTCAACTGGCCATCATCGCCAGCATGACCGCCACCACCGAACCCAGCCGTGTCACGGCGGGCGACACCATTACCTGGCTTAAAAGCCTGCCCGATTACCCCGCCAATGCTGGCTGGGTGCTGGGCTACACCCTGATCAACCAGTCCAGTAAAAAAACCATCACTGCCACGGCCAGCGGGGCTGACCACCTGGTGATCGTGCCCGCTGCCACCAGCGCCACCTGGACGGCAGGCCTGTACACATGGGTCTCCAGTGTGAGCAAAGGCGCTGACCGCTACACCATTGGCACCAGCACCATCACCATTGACCCTGACCCGACCGCCGTGGCCAGCTTTGACACCCGCAGCAGCGCCCGCAAGGCGCTGGAAGCCGTCAACAGCGCCATGGAAACCTATGGCAACAAGGCCTATCTGCAGGGCTACGAAATCAATGGCCGCAAGCAGCAGTTTCACAGCCCCAGCGAATTCATGCGCTTTCGCAGCCTGCTGCTGAACGAAGTGGCGCGTGAAGACAGCGCCGCCCGCCTCAGCGCAGGCCTGGCCCCTCTTAACCAAATCCGTGTCAGGTTCGGCCCCCGATGAGCATTGCCACCCTCCCCAAACCCGGCTTTATGGCGCGCATGCTGCAGGGCTTGCGCGCTGCGCTGCCCACTGTGCAGCGCCGCAACTACGCCGCCGCCCAGGTCAACCGCCTCACCGAGGGCTGGA